GGGCGAGCAAAGAAGATCAAGCCGAAAGCATGGAAGCTGATGTGCGAATGGGTAAAGAGTGGTTGTTAAAGTTTAAGCCGACAACCTACCTTAGAGGCAATCACTGTGAAAGGCTTTGGGATGCCTCGGAACACCACGCGAACGGAATGGTTCAGGACGTAGCCCAGCGCGGAGTTCGAGACATTACCAAGATCATTGATGGCCTCGGTTGCGAAATGATTCGCTATGATTTCAAACAATGCAAAAGGATAGGCCGCGCCAAGTTCGCTCACTCGTTATTCTGCCCTATGCACACGGCAAAGAAGGGTGCGGAATACTACGGGGCAGGGACAACGTTTCTCGGTCACACGCATTCGATTGACTACTACCAAGCGCAGGGCATCGACTTCGCAGAATGCTTTGTTGCTGGCTGTCTATCACGCCTCGATCCAAAGTACGCAGAACGCAGGGCGAATACCTCACGATGGCAGAACGGCTTTTGTTACGGGATGATTCACAAGATCAGCGGTCACGTTATGGGCTTCCAGGCGCGGGGGATGCAAAACGATGAATGGGTATTCCCATCTGAAATGATGGTGAAGTCGTGAGCTGGGCCGATGATTTAGTCGAGTCGTTAAAGGTTCAGGAGCGTCCAGAGGATTCTATCAGCTCGTATGAGCTTGCAGAAAAGACGGGCAAATCACACACGCATTGCAACAGCCTTTTACTGAAGGGCTACAAAGAGGGCGAGCTTGATCGCGTTAAGGTCGGGCGCATAAATTACTACTTTAAGAAGTAGCAAGCCCTTGAACTTGCGCTTAACTCGCAACGCAATGCGAATTATCTACCAACTCCACTTTGTCCGCCATTCTGGACTTGATAGATAAATACACCCGATCTACTGCAAACCGCGCACAATCGGGTCATATCTTGTGGTATCGGGTATATTCTTGAAAACCGCGCCAGATCACCGCGCAAATATTCACTTCCCTGCATATTCCGCACGCATTACCGTGTAAATCCCCGTATATTAAGCGGATATTCACGATAATGAAAAGTTCACGTATATGTGAACACTGACTTGTCCTAAATCGCCCCCCTAAACGCTATCTTTTCCCGTTACATTCGCAATTAGCGAAACGCAAACGCATTTATTTTTCTCTAAAAACAGCGTTATTCTCTAGGAAATACGCACGTTTTTAAAATAAACAGCGTTTGAGTGAAAATATATCTTGCCCAAACGAGGCTAGGCGTAGTAATCTATTCTCGATGAAAGCAACGCAACCAACGAAAGGGAATACGATGACTGAAAGCGAACGCACGACAGAGAGAACAATCAAGCACGAACAAATATCAAACCTTGCAGAAAGCTATCTTGACGAAGCTATGGCAAGTGGCGATGCATTTTCAGAAGCTTTATGCAACTGGGCAATAGATAAAGCCGAGCAGGAACTGGGGTCAGCATAACAATCAACGCCCCTCCGGGGGCTTCTCTACGAAAGGAAACACAATGACCGAAGACGAATCAATCCGAGTACACTACCGCACCAATATCCTGCTTGGCCTAAAGCCCTGCATGGCGATCTACGAAACGGCCAAGGCAACAGGCTTCAGCAAATTTCGCGTAAGATGCGCGACTAAGGGGATGCGATGAAACAGGACGCTAAAGTTAAGATAGCCGTGCGAGCCGAAACCTTTGTTAACGGCCTGGCAATCGGGTGCAAGATGAACGTGATGCACTTTGTAGATTGGATACAACGTGACGATTCAGAAACGCACGCACAGTTTGCGGGACGGCTGTTTCAGGTGATCTTCCCCGAAGGCTGCGAACACATAACGGGCCAAGAATGGCTAAAGGAGCTAACATGATTGGATGGATGATATACGCAATCGCAATATTCGTTTTCGGCCTATGCGTTATTGCAGGAATGATTGACGGGGGCAAGCGATGAACATACGTCACGATTCAATCTTGATCTGGTCGCTCGTTCAAGAGCTTTGCAACGAGGCCGAATGCACAACTGCCCACGCCTTTTTTGGAGGTAATATGCATCACTCGTGCATGGAGATCGAACTTGCGCCATTTAGGGGTGATGGTCAGATGAGCGTGGAAATCAGCGTTGTGCCGAGGCGGTTCAACCCCGATATGGATGGCGACCCCGCCACGAGAAATGATGTTTATTTACTTGAGGTACATCGCGGAAAAGGCAAGAGTATGACTCACGAAAGTTTATGTTTCAGCCGAGAGGACGCGAAGGCGTTTTTGCTGGCTGAGATCAACAAGAAATAGAAAGGATAACATGAAAGAATTATCACTAATACAAACACAGCTAAAAGCACCGAAGGGACAAACCAACACCTTCGGCAAGTACAAGTACCGCTCGTGCGAGGACATTCTGGAAGCTCTAAAGCCGTTGCTTGCAGAGCATAAATGTGCATTGACGCTATCGGATACGATCACGGCAATCGAGGGGCGTGTATACGTCCAGGCTACGGCAACTCTAGCCAATAGCGAAGGTGTAACCAATCAGGTTACAGCATTTGCACGAGAAGCCGAAAGCAAGAAAGGCATGGATGAGGCACAGATTACGGGTAGCGCAAGCTCATACGCTCGCAAGTATGCCCTAAACGGCCTGTTCGCTATTGATGACACAAAGGACGCAGACGCGACCAACGACCACGGCAAGGGGCAACCAGAGGCTAAAAAGCCTGTGCCTGACAAAGAGCGTTGCGAGAAGTTCAACAAGGCCATGTGGGGCGTTGCAGATGCGTATGACGAAGCGGGGAAAGCTGACCTATTCGCAAAGCTGTTGAAAGATCACGGCTATGAAATCATTGAGGATATAAAAGACGTTGAAGAACAGAAGACGCTTTACAGCCTCGCAACAAGCAAGTTTAAGCTTATTAAGGATGCTACAGCGTGACCCAAATCGACCGAATCATAATGTGGATAGATCGTCACGGCTCGATCACCGCGCTTGATGCAATGCGCGAGTTTGGAGTCATGCGCCTGGCATCACGGATCAACGACATGCGGGCGGACGGAATGGAAATAGAATCGACACTTGAAACGGGGCTTAACTCGTTCGGTGAAAAAGTAAAATACTCGCGCTACAAATGGGCGCAATAACGAAAGGAAATGCAGTGGACAAATATCTAGGACTAAAACTAAGACGCAAAAAGACGGGGAAGGTTCCCACGTTCAAATGCACAAACTGTAATTGTATGCGGTACTCTCCGTGTACCTGTCAAAGAAAGGTGAAATAATATGAGTGACTTCGTATCAGGACTATACATCAACAAGCCTAATGAAAAGGCACCGGATTTCGTCAAAGGCGGGATATCGATCAACGTTGAGCAATTCAACGCAGGCTTGCAGGATATGACACCGGATGAAAAGGGCTATGTGCGCCTTCAGATTCTGGAAAGCAAGGACGGCTCGAAGTGGTACGCCACTATCGACAACTGGAAGCCCGATGCAGAGCGGGCGCAAAAGAGTGCGCCTCCTCCCGCAGCTGATGAGGCTGTCGATGACTTGCCGTTTTGAGCAAACGCCCCTCGTAAAAAAGGGGCTTAACTTTGTCCTTGTCTTGCCATTGAAAATCGGCTAAGAACTTACAGCGGTGTAGAGACCGCCACAATTAAAAACTTTCGGCCCCGCATCCCAACTGCTCTACCAGTTCGGATAACGGGCCTTTTTTGTAGAGAAAATTATGAGTAAAAAAGAACTATTCACAGGCCCATATATGCCCTTCTTCTGGGACGACTTCTTCGCTGGAGTTACAGACCTATTAGACGATGAAATCATAGCCTATCAAAAGCTGATTTGGTATCAGTGGCGTAAGGGCCGAATCCCCATATCTGAACACGCTAGACTTAAGAAAATCATAGGAAAAGACGGTGACGAATTTTCTCGGATTTGGGGTGAAATTAAGGGTAAATTTCCCCACGGAAAAAACGCAAAAGTTGAGAAGGTTAGAACATACACTAACTCGCGCAACGTCAACAAGTTAGGCCAAGGGTGTACGCAGGAACATACGCAGGTTCTTACGCCAGAACATACGCCAAAAGTTACGCCTCTCAAAATCTCAAAGTCTCAAAGTACTAAAAACCCAGATTCTTATAACCCAAAACCACCAACAATCGAAGAAGTAACAGAGCATTGCAAAGTCCACGCAAAGCACGTAAACCCTCGAGAGTTCTTTCTGCACTACGATTCACTCGGCTGGAAATCATCTACGGGGAAGGACGCGCTCAAGGTCTGGACACGCAATGCCGAGCAATGGAACCAAAACGCTGTAAGAAAAGGCGAGCCTATTTTTAGCGATGCGCCTAACGTTCATGGAAAGAAGCGCATGAACGTAGCCAGCAGGCATGTAGACAAGCCGGACGGGTTTCCGAAGAAAGTCGCGAAATAGTCTTGTAGCATTAAAAGAAATGATTTAAGGACAATCTATGAATAAAACAACGCAGACCGCATTCCTCGGACACATTCTGAACGATCACAACCTTTCCAAAGGCTACTTAGTCGAATCAATAGAGGCTGAAATCTCGCCAGAGGTAAACGCCTTCCCTGAGCTTTATCAGATCCTAGTCGATCTTTACAACTCAGGCAAGAAGCCGAAGCGATTGGATATTATAGAGCAGGCGGAAAAGATAAGCGCATTTTCAAAGATAGACGTTAATCAACTGATTACGAAATGCCGTGATGCAGCGCACTCGATATCTTGGCCTTCTGCGCTACAGTCAGCACGAGCTAGCCAGGTTCGATTGAATATGCATCGCTTCATTCTGGATATGGGGCAAGCAATAGATCGAATAGACCTTGCCGATGTGGTTGGCGAGTTCGGTGAGCGATTCGCTAAAGAAATCACATTCACGCCACACGTTGAAGACTTGAGCAATGCCGTGTTAATTCAGCGGGTGCAAGACCAGATCAAGCACGTTGCAGAGAATCCCGTTAAGAATACGTTTAACTTCCCCATCGAAAGCTTGCGTAAAGCCTACGGGAACATGGAAGCGGGGATGCACCTTCTCGGAGCCAGGCCGAAGCAGGGTAAGTCATCGCTTGCGTTATTTGTAGCAACCGCAATGTGTCAAAACTCCTCACCCGTTGGGATCATCGGACTCGAAATGACAAGCCAGCAAATGATTATGAGAATGCTCTCAAGCGTTATGAAAGCGGGAACGGCTGACTTATTGCAGGGTGAGGCTCACGATAGCAAATACGATGCAGCACAGAGCAGGCTTGAGGAAATGAAAGATTATCCGATCCACTGGTCTCCAACAGTGATGACCATATCTGAGATTAAAACATGGGTGAGGATGAAGCGCGACCATGACGGGGTGAGGTACTTTATTCTCGATCACATTCGCAGGGTGAAAGTTGACCGACAATGCAAAGACGAATTTGAGCGTAACAATATTATCTCGCTTGAGGTGTCACAAATGGCGAAGGACTTAGGCGTTGCAATTTGTGCGATCTGCCATATTAGACGGGGATCTGGTGACGGTAGCAAGTGGCCTTCAATGAGCGAGATCAAGGGGACGGGCAACTTTGAGGAAGATGCACAGACGATCACTGTTCTCGGAGAACCTACGCCAGAAATGATTACAGAGTATCAATCCGTAATAGGCAGGCAAGTGGCCCCCGCGATGAATGGCGATGAGCTTATGGGTATCGAGGTTATAGAAAACCGATCAGGGCCAAGCAACCAGCTTGCACTATGCTACTATGACGGGCAGTGCAATACATGGGATGAAGTCCGGTGATCGAAAATCTTATACAGAGAATCAACAAAAGCGGGAACGATCTCGCACCGTTTTTGATCTTCTACATAGACGGTGCAAAGACTTTGCGATCCGTACAGGGCGCGTATGATTGGTCGCATAGGGACATGGCATCTTATCAGCGGTGGATAGAATCTCCCACGGAATATCTTGAGAGCTTCGATGAGTGCCACACGCTCCCGCTCGACTTTAAGGAACTGGAGCGCAAGGTTAAGGCTTTGAAATGGTTGCGCGCTGAGTTGAGAGAAATTATTCAGGAAATGAAAGATGCGGTATAGCCATAAATATCCGCATATACCCAAAATAATTGCAAATAAGTCTTTTTACGCAGTGAAATATCTGTAGAATACGCGAAACGAAAGGAATAATATGAGCAATAAATTAAGCGTAACGATTGAAAGATACGTTGAAACATTTTTCGGAGAGGTCGAGGTTGAAATAGAAATCGAAGCCAGCATATCAGGAGGCATGAAAGGCTCGCGTGATTCACTGGGCGTACCGATGGCGCCAGATGATGATGTTGAAATAGAAATCGAGTCTGCAACCTTTGACGGGCGCGAAGTAGAATTGACCGATAAAGAAGAAGAGTCCGCCAAAGAAAAAGCATGGCAAGCCGTATGCGATGGCGCGCTAAGCGAATACTAAGAAAGGAATAATATGAACGCTGACGAACTAAAAGAAAAATTAAAACTACATGATATGTGGCTGAAGGGTTTTCGTGATGGGGTAAGGCTAGACCTACGCTCTGCCGACCTAAGCTCTGCCGACCTACGCTCTGCCGACCTACGCTATGCAGACCTAAGCTCTGCCGACCTACGCTATGCCAACCTACGCTCTGCCGACCTACGCTATGCCAACCTACGCTATGCCAACCTACGCTCTGCCGACCTACGCTATGCAGACCTAAGCTCTGCCGACCTACGCTCTGCCGACCTACGCTCTGCGAAAGAAATAAGCCAATACGTTAAAGACATTACAATGGCCTGCCCAGAGTCAGGGTCTTTTGTTGGCTGGAAAAAAGTTAACGGTGTAATTGTAAAGCTGTTAATTCCAGAGGGTGCAAAGCGATCAAGCTCAACGTCAAGAAAATGCAGGGCTGAGTTTGCAGAGGTTCTTGAGGTCGATGGAGCGGTGAATAAGGTTGTCAATAAATCTTATAATCACGAAACCATTTATGAAGTCGGAAAAAGAGTCACACCAAATAGCTTTGACGAAGATCGTTGGAACGAATGTAGCAACGGCATTCACTTCTTCATCACTCGCGGAGAGGCGGAAAGATACTAATGGGTAAATATTGCGATGTATGCCAAGGCAAGCCAGACTGCCCCTGCTGTGAGGAAGATCCGACATGGGAGGCGCACGGCTTTAGACTCGACGAGGACGGATTCAGCGTTATTGATAATGCAACAGCGGAGGACGCAATGTGCAACGCTGACGAATTGCCGTATAAAGAATACTGCTTTGATCTCGGAGTAAAGAGCGTTCAGATCGACCACGCCTCACAAGATGAATACGCAGACAAAACAAACGAGCTTGGATGCGCTCACGCCTTCGCTGACTGGATGACGGAAACGGGCGCGGACTGGATATGCAGAGGGGAGAACGTGGTATGAAGTTCACCAAGCACAACAACACACTAGCCCCAGGCGATAGAGCAACCGAGCTATGGTTAGACAAGCAACCCGACACGATCCACCTAAAAGAGATCAGCAAAAAGGATGTGAGGACGCTATCGCAAAACAGGCTGGCATGGATGTGGTATGGTCAAATCGGTTACGAACTAGGGATATCCCCGCAGGAAGCTCATTGTTACTGCAAACTCACCTATGGAGTCCCGATCCTATGCGCTGCGTCTGATAAATTCGCGGAAATGTGGGGTCGCGTATCGAAAGCGACCAGCCACGAGGATCAGCTTCGATTGATCGAGGCCGTAGACGTAACTAGCGCGTTTAACGTGAAGCAAGCCAAGGAGTATCTTGACACCGTTTTCCGAAGCATGGCGCAAAAGGGCATCATGCTAACCGATCCAAACGCGAGGTTTTACGAATGACCGACTACTTAAAAGAATCAGACTGGATGCGCTTCGAAAACTGGGCAAGCCAAGATTGGGACGGGCCTTTCGGTCGAGTGCTAACCAGCGGGAAGACGGACGCAAGGTCAGCAGTTCAGAAAATGCTAAGAGGCATTTACCATCGCCAAACATTCCACGAGCTTTTGCTTATTCAGCGGGGTCGAGCCGTAAAAAGCTTTGGTAGTAAGGATTTGCTTAATGCAGGAAAATATGCTAGAAATCTGTACTACGAGACGCTAATCCCCGTTGAGTGCCGATGGGTTAAATATTCGGAAGCGACCAAAATTGAGGATGAGTGGATATACTTTTTCGAGGGTCAGTCACAGTCGGTTGGTGAGTTTATAATATGCTTTCTTGAGCAGGGGATAAACACAACATTCATAGCGGGTCTATGGGATATGAGTCCGGTTAACGTTGACCACATGAGCAGATCAGGAAGAAAGATCGCAGATAATCAGGAGCGCACAAGCAATGGGGCTTCCTGAGCAAGTAGGCGGTAGCCGAGCAAGATTTACAGCAAATACAGAGGATGGACAACGTAAAGGAATGAATATGGCATATGTTTTATCTGAAAGTCTAATTGCAAGCCTCGGAGAAGGAATCGAGGATCTACTCAATCAGCACGGCCTAGTCGGGACGATAAGCTTTGACATTGAGGCAAGCAAGGGCAACACGTTCCTTAACAGCTTTGAGGTCCAGGTAGACAGCGACTTTATCAAGATCGACCCGCAGGAGGCGCAACGGGCTATCGAGCGTAGAGCTTTGGAAAAGGTAGGCACATAATGCCGACTTGTGACAAGTGCCCACATAGTGGCTATACTAGCTGGATGGATGAAGGAAAGCCCGTCCCGGCATGGAATCGTCACCGCCTAGACGCAAAAGGTCAACCTATGTACACCATCGAGACCACTGAGCATGGCGGTAAATTTAAGATGCCAATCATTGACCGGATCGAGGGGGGCAAGCCAGCAAGTGAAACAGAATGGCTAGACCTTCCGTGCTCCGTATGCTCGTACAATCCCGAAAGCCCCAACAACGGGGGGCAATCATTCATTTCACTGGAGGCAACTATGCAAGAAACAGGCGAGGACTTTGAGAGCGCGGAGGTTTTAGAGAACGATCCCGACAATTACAACGATGCGATAAACGATAGCCTTGAGCTATTCGGCTTCCTGATGGACTTACCGAGAATACAGCAACGGGCCGTAAGATGGAAAATCAAAGACTGGTCGCAACCGTTCGAGCCGTTAGCCGATGAGCTTGGGGTAAGCGTTCAGTTTGTCAATCAGGAGTATTTGAAAGCGTGTGCAAGTCACCCGATATTGGCGGCTGCGATGCACAACCGATCCGCGAAGGTAATCAAGCCTGGCATGGAGCATGCGAAAGACGCGCAAGGATTTTCGGACGTGCTAAAGCGTCTGTAACATAAGCGAAAGGAAAGATATGAACTATAGAAAGGCTAAAAAGAAGTGGTTCAAGCAGACAGTCTATTCATGGTCTGTAGATACATTGATGGCTGACAATCAACTGCTTAATCAATTAAAAATCATGGATACTGAGAGAGGTTTCTGGCTTGCTCGAAAGATAAATATTAAAGATTACATTGGGTTTAGATTCACCAGAAGGAAGTTTTACACATGATTAACTACGAACAAGACCACCTAGCCTTAACGGGCGAAGAAACCTTTGACGAACTGATGGGATCGCTCGACAAGACCGCGAACATGCGAAACTCATCTGGCTGGTGGATAGCCGATGCAATGAAGGCCATAGTTGACCGCTTCCCCGAAAAGTCAACGGGGCAACTCGACGCGAAATCACAAGCCCACCTGCAAATGGCCGAGGTCTACCCGATAAGCGAGCGCGTCAAGGGCGTTACCTACGAGATCCACAAGGCGTTAATGGCAAGCGATGAACGGCATAAGCTGTTACTACTCGCTAAAATGAATAGCTGGACGCTACACCAGGCAAAGCAAGCCGTATCGCCACAAATCGAAATGCCGATCAAGGCCGAGGGGAAAGCGTTACAACCGAAGCACAGAAAGCTGATTGATGAGCTACCGATTCTTGAAAGAAAGTGTTTGACCATAGGCGAGCATTCGTATAGCTTCAAGTCAGATACGGAAGCCATGAAAGCTCAAAACGCGGTAAAGGACGCTATAGAGCAGGCTTTGAAACTGAGATAACGAAAGGGGTGATATGAAAGCGAGTAGATTTAACTTTAGGGTGTGGCATCCTAAGAGTAAGAAAATGGTTACGTTTTACTTTGAGGATTTACACGATGATGCGAATTGTATGAGGCATTTCGGACTATTGGCCAGCGATAAGCACCCTGCGGGAAAGGGTCTGCTAATGCAATCCACAGGCTTAACCGACAAGAACGGGGTCGAGATATTTGAGTCTGATGTGGTAACTCTAGGGCATGGCAAGCTTATAGCGTCAATAGAGTATGACCACGCAGGGCTAATTCTTCGGCACATTAAAGGATCGCCCCTTATTCAGTTCTCAGAATGGGGTGACACCGAACCGATATACAGAAACTGCGATATATCAACTGAGGTCATCGGCAACATCTACGAGAACCCTGGGCTTTTGAAAGGAGCAGACGATGAATAGACGCTTTAAGAACGAGATAGTTGAGGACTTTGGAGATTATGTTTCCCTTGATATTTCAACAGGCTTATACCCCGATGCAATTATGCTGATTGATAAGGAGGGGTTATCCTGCTTAAAGATAAGATGGAAGGTGGGTAGAGTTGGGATCGTTCGCTAAAAAAGAAGACGCTATAAAAGCCCGTAAGGATGCGGAGCTTAAGTATCAAGGCGAATTTGCATACACCGACAAGGGGGAGTCGTGAAAACAGACCCGCGAGCCAACCGAGGCACAGGGCGCGACCCGAAAGCGTACAGGGCTAACAAGCAGTTTTGGGCTAATCTCAAGAAGGAGCGAAAGGAAAGGAAATGTCAGAAATAGAAAAGCACGAGTATATGGATACCGACATAACAAAAGTAGAGTTTGGTGAAGGGTACGCTCAGATTCACGAAAACTCAGGAATGGGCATGATAGGCCTCAATAGTGACGATGTAAGGTATATAGCTGAACGACTTGGGTTTAAGGTGTCGCCATGAAAGATCGAAGTGAGGCAGAGTTTACCGCATACGAATGCGAGGACGGGTCAGAGTGGCTAAAGCGCAGACTGACGCTATGGCAGCGAATCAAGGCATGGCTAAAGGAGTGGCGTGATGAGTGGTAAGAAAACCCCAATCGAATACTTTGCCGAAGACATGGACGCAATGCTCGCAAGATACGATAAGGAATGCACCAATGCCGAAATATACTGGGTGATGCAGATCACGGCAAAGAGCATAATCCACGATGCGATGGGGCTTAACGGTTTTGAGATCGAGATTGAGGAGGGGGACTGATGAAAACGACTAAGGCGCAGTTCAACACGTTCAAGGCGGAGATTCACAGGCTAAAGGATAAGTGGGGAATGTCAGATACAAACATACAGATTTACCATAAAGACCTTTGCGGATCTGCGGCGCAGATGGAACACTTTTCAAACGGTCGGGTTTCTATTTCTCTAGCCACAAAAATAGGCGAGGGTTTTGAGCATGACCCGATAAGGCTTGCTAGACATGAGTTCATGCACGCACTTTTAAGTCAGTACGCACACCTTGCCGAATCAAGGTATGTAACGCAAGATCAACTTATAGGGGCTGAAGAGGCTGTATGCCGAATGGCAGAGGTTGGGCTATAATGATGGACTCATTTCACTTAGCCGTTTTCATATGCCTAGCGGTTTTGATGGTGTGCCTTGCCTTTGCGTGATGAATAACGGGCTAAACCTCATAATCAGGAAGGAATCAGGATGGAAATAGTCCCACGCAACATAAACGATTTAATACCCGCAGAGTATAACCCCCGCCAGCTAACCGACAATCAGGCGGAGCAGATCAAGGGAAGCTTGCAACGATTCGGATTTGTCGATCCGGTCATAGTGAACAAGCATCCAGACAGAGACAACATCATTGTCGGTGGGCATATGCGTATCCGATGCGCCAGGGAGTTAGGCATTGAAGAAGTGCCGACCGTAGAGGTCAGTCTCGATGCAGATAAAGAGCGAGAGTTAAACGTCCGCCTCAATAAAAACAGCGGGTCATGGGACTTTGACGTACTCGCAAATGAGTTTGACGTAGAGGACTTGGTCGAATGGGGCTTTGATGAGGGCGATTTAACGGGCTTTGACGTAGACACAGGCGAGGCCGAAGAAGTAGAAGCCGCGGAGCCTCCCGAAGATCCGAAGACCGAGCTAGGGCGAATCTATCAGCTTGGCAGGCATCGGCTTATGTGCGGGGATAGCACGAGCGAGGAAGATGTGGGCAGGCTTATGGATGGGGAGAAGGCCGATATGGTGTTTACCGATCCGCCTTATGGCATGTTTTTGGATGCTGACTTCTCAGACATGGACAGCAAGTTCAAAGGTTCTGATGGTGGTAATAAGTACGAAAAGGTGATAGGTGATAATGAAGATTTTAAGCCGGAATTAATACAGACTGTTTTTGATAACTTCGGGTACTGCAAAGAGGTTTTTTTATGGGGTGCCGATTACTACGCAGAAATACTTCAGTCTAAAAATGAAGGGTCATGGGTGGTTTGGGATAAGCGGGGCGGTGAGTCGGCAGACAAAATGTACGGATCATGTTTTGAATTGTGCTGGAGTAAGGCGAGACACAAGCGCGACATAGCAAGGGTGAAGTGGGCTGGTATTTTCGGAATGGAAAAGGAGCATGACAAGAAAAGAGTACATCCCACGCAAAAGCCTGCACTTCTCGCCACTTGGTTCTTTAATAGGTGGGGAGCTGTAGGCGATATAGTGGCAGACCTTTTCGGAGGCTCTGGATCAACCCTAATAGCCTGCGAACAACTCAACCGATCATGCAGGATGATGGAGCTAGACCCGAGCTATTGCGATGTGATAGTAAAGCGCTATGCAGAGTGCGTTGGCACAGACGCTGACGAGATATTTAAAACAGGATTCCACGATGCCTAAAGAAGACACCCAATGGAAAAAAGGCCAGAGCGGAAACCCCGCAGGCCGTCCGAAGAAAGCCGTTTGCATTCCCGACTTGCTGAAAAAGATTTCAGACGAGGAAAGCGGTTCGGATATGAACAAGCTCGAAGTCGTGCTTCGGGTGATATACAAGAAGGCCGTATCTGGTGACTTGCAATGCGCTCAATTCATAGCTGACCGCATGGAGGGCAAGCCAAGGCAGGCAATGGATATCACATCGGCCAAGGAAACCATGATCGTGCAAATGGATAGCGATGAATAATGCATCTAAAGCTCACGAAAAAGCAGACCAAGGCGTGGAAGCTATTAGATAACCCCGAATTTACGCGATACTGCTTTGACGGGGGATCTCGCTGCGGTAAGACATTCTTTATCGCGGTAAAGCTTCTGCAAATCCTAGACCGCTTTCCCAATGCTCGCATCCTCGTTTGTCGCAAGAACTACAACCACGCCAGCACTACCGTATGGGGTCAGACGCTAAAGCCCCTAGTCGATAGCCTGCCGAATCTCTCTTACCAGCTATCCCCGACAATAGAGGTCACGCATAGCAACGGGGCAACGCTTATTGTCTCCGGCCTGGACAACAAAGAGCGCATTGATAAGATCCTAGGTGATGAGTTTACCCATATATTTGTAAACGAGGCCACGCAATGCACATGGGATCAAATGCAGACGCTGGTGACGCGCCTAGCCCGTAACGCATGGGACATTGACGGGAACGAGTGCAAGCGGATGATTATTCTTGACTGTAACCCGAAAGGCCCGCGCCATTGGTTGCACCGTGTAGGCGTAGAGCATGTTGACCCTGAGACCTTGGAACCGCTGACCGATGCCGGCAAGTGGAGCCGATTACACTGGACGCCATACGATAACCCGCATTTACCCGCTGATTACTTGGACGCATTGCGAGCATTGCCCGAAGTAATGCGCCTACGCATGCTAGAAGGGCGTTGGACGGATTACGAGGGCATAGTATACCCTGAGTTCAAAACGGACGTACACACGTTCTCAGAGCTTCCTGCAACGGCTCAGAGTGGCAAGCGCGTCGCAGCGATTGACTTCGGCTTCACAAATCCGTTTGTACACCTATCCGCAATGATCGACCATGACGGGGTGATTTGGGTATATCGTAGCTATTACAAGCGCAAGGTTATCTGCGAGGATCACGCCAAGGTAATCAAAGCCTGGGGCGAGCAGTTCACATGGACAACAGCCGACCATGACGCAGAAGACCGCGCAACGATGCAAAAGCATGGCGTGTTTACTCGGAGGGCTAAGAAGGAAGTCAAGACGGGCATCGAGGCTGTAAAGAAGCGATTTGTCGAGGGCAGATTGATGATACACGAATCATGCACGCCTGTATTGAACGAGCTTTCAGAGTACCGCTGGCAGGATGACGTTGACGGCAAGAACTCGAAAGAGGAGCCGGTCAAGGATAACGATCACGCAATGGACGCGCTAAGATATTTGGTTATGGAGCTTGACGGGGCAGGCGGATCGCGTATGATAATGTGAAATCAAAGAAAGGATTGGTATGAATAAGACAGACAAGATAAGCCTTGTAGAAATCAAGCAGGAGCCGACATTCTACGATGATTTGAAGGAGCTGATGAAAAAGCACGAGGCCAGAGTCACGAGCGACCCGCACGCAAACCTGCATTTTACGTACATCGACCAGAACATAGGCGCGGACATAAACGTATACATGAATGATCTGATTGAGGGGGCCGAGTGAAATATCTAATCCACGACGATCACCACCTTGTACCCGCAAAGGAGGGCATGGACTTCCCCACGGCAAAGGGCAAGCTACTCCGCGCAAAGATGGCGATACTGCACGACCTTGAGTGGCAATGCGGGATAGCTCGCAAGGCGTTTGAGCGAGTTGTATTTTTGAATGAAAGCGATGTTAAGAAGGGGGCGCAATGAGCAGAATAAGCAATGATGCACCTTTAGTTTGTATTTGGAAAAGCACTGAAGACCCATATATGCCCAACTGTCACGAGACATTTTGCAATCAGATCAACTACTTGAGCGAAGGGACATTGAAGGAGAATAAATACAAATACTGCCCTTATTGTGGTGGCAAAATAATAGAGGTTAATCCCAATGGCAAAGACACCGCGTAAACGCTGCGAGGATCGAATCTGGAAGCTCCTGCGAGAAATCGTAATGCTCCGCGATAACTACACCTGCCAGCGTTGCGGGAAGTATCAGGAAACAGGCTTGCACGGCTCGCACGTCTACGGACGGGGCGCACAGCGCGACCCTTACATGAAGTGGGACGTACAGAACGTAAAGGCGATGTGCTACCCCTGTCATCAATGGTTTGCGGAATGCCCCGTTGAATCGGGCGCGTGGTTCAAGGCGAAGTTTCCCGAACGAGTCGAGTATCTTGAGAAACTAATGCTTGACCGAAAAGGGACGGGCACGGTACACTTGATAGAGCTTGAGGATATCGAGCAGAAACTAAAAGAAACGTTGAAAGGAATGAAGTGAAGCCAGAATACACCGATGATTATGTTGAGGCTGTTTTTAAAGTTTTTCCTGATGCAAACTTCGTTGCTGTGGATAGTGACGGGGTAGCCTTTGCTCACCACATGACCCCCTTCATACATAATGACGAGGCTATGAATCATTATTTTGAAAGCGGAACATACAAATACGAGCTTGTTAAGGTAAGGCTTAAAAGTGGAGAGTTATGGAAGGATTCAGTTCGAGAGAGAGACAGAAGTCTTGCCGAACGATTTGAAAAGGGTACAGTTGTTTGGGCTAGAGATCGAGAAGACCAGAAATGGAATATTGCAGTTTCAACAGGTTCAGAAACTTGGGATAAAAGGCTTCGTGTTTGCGATGACCCCGCAGAAACCAACATAATGTATGCGCGATTCGTTAAAGCCTATCAATAGATTTTAATATCTAGTCACACGCCAGCCCTTCCTCGGAGGGGCTTTTTTTTTGGCCTAACGCGTACACCCTAACGCCTCTTATTGCAATGCGAACCGGAGACCTGATTAAACAGGTATCGCCCTTGGGACGCCTTGGGAGTGGGTTTCTTTATCGGCCTAACGCATGGACAAGAAAACCCCTTTAGAGATTCTCGCTACCCGCAAGCACGAAGTATTTAACGAACGCGAAGAGCAACAAGCTTTAAACATACTCTGCTTAAGAGGCGGACGGCCTTACATTGACGCACGTTTGCAACCGTTCCAGGGCGAACACGCGATTCATTTCGAGGGCAAGAAAGGCAAATCAGGCCGTAAAGCTGGTGCATTCCTGCAAAACCACTTCGCCAAGGCGATAGAGAAGGTAGTGCAATATCTATTTGAAGATCGTCCCGTCCGTGATGACATTGACGAAAACTTTGCCGAGGACGTATCCCGCTCGCATGATAGATTGAGCATAAACGACTTTATGACCGAGGCAACGAAAGTCCGCCTTGCTGGTGGATGGTGTTGGGGTAAGGTAGACCGTCCAGCACCGCTGCTTGATGACGAAGGACAGCCCCGCGCACAGTCGATGCTAGAGAAAGAGGAAAGAGCAGACCGCGTTTATTGGACGCTTTACAGCCCTGAGAAGGTGGTTGACTGGAAGTTTGACGATGCTGGCAATCTTGAATGGCTAATCACCGAGGATTACAACCTCACCGACAACGGGCCGATGGATGAGCGGTACTTTCAGCTAAGACGCATTGTGTGGGGGCCGTCAATGGCGCAGGTCTTCCATATCAACAACGAAAACGGCAAGATTGAGGTGCTAGAGCAAGAGCCACTATTTTACGACTTCGGGCGTGTACCGTTTGAATTGTACGGCATGGTTAGCACAAGGCCGAACAAGCTGGACGATGCCGAAATGATGCAGAGCGCGATTCTGAACCTTGACAGCGCGGACTACTACAGCACCTTGCAATCCTGCTATGCTCAAGCCGTTTACCCTGCTTCGATGATTAAAGAGCTTGCTCAATCTGTTGGTGACGAAAACATGAGCGACATTCTTGTGGGAGAAAATCACCCCATCTCTGAAGAGGCCGAGGAAAAAGGCATTTCCCGCTTCATCGTGCCGCCATTCTCTGACCTAATGCGGAACCCCGCCAAGGTCGCAACGCTTATCCGCTCGCTATACGAAGTGCTTTCAATGTCGATCCGTAAGGATACGAAGGATGCCGAGAGCGCAGAGAGCAAGAACATCGACTTCAAAGACGTTGCAAGCTTCTTAGCGTGCGAGGCGCAATTAGCGCAGGACTTCGAAAACCGCATGGTTGGCTTATCAGAACGAGTTGACAGCAACTTCAAGAGCTACGTTGCGAGCTATAACACCGACTTCATGGTGATGGACATAGCGAAACGCCTTGAGGCATGGATGCAGTTAGCGCAATCCGTAATGCCCGCCCGCTACCTCATGGAGCATCAAAAGCTTGGGTTAGAGTTGCACGAGGAGATCGCAGGCAAAGACTTTGACACCGAAACCAAGCTTCAACTTTTAGAGGCGATCAACAGCGAAACCGCAGGCGATTTAATTTAGGGCAACCTAATAAGGTACGTGACCTTTTTCACGGGTGTTTATTCCGCACAAGAAAAGGAAGGCAAGACATGGCAGTAATTGAGTTATCAGATGACCAGATCGAGAAGCTAAAAGCTGACGGCGTTGAAATTAAAGAGGTCGATTTAGACGGCCAATTTGCACAGATACGCAAGAAGTCCGACAGCAAGGCGAGCAAGGCCATCGCAGAAGCACAGGCAAAAGCCGAGGCAGATATTGAAACGTTACGCGAAGAGCTTGAAGAAGCTAAGACCGCAACCGGAAACAACACCGAAGCCGAGAAGGTGCAGAAGCAGTTAGAGAAGATGCAGACAAAGCTTGCAGAAATTGAGCAGGCCAAGGCAGACGCAGAGAGCAAGCTATCCAGCATGAGCAGGAAGCAGGCTTTAGCCGAGATTAGACGTAACAGCGGTGTAAAATTCGCTGACGGGTTTAACCAGGCGATTGCAGAACGAGCCTTTGAAGAAAAGTTTGCGGATCTCGACAATGACGACTTGAGCGATCCAGAAAGCTATAAAAGTTTGATCGAAGCGTTTCGGAGTGAAAACCCCGCGATGGTGAGAGCAGATTCGAATGGCGGTACGGGCGTGAAGACTGGCGAAAAATCAAAAGCAGGTAAGCTTACTATGGAAGCATGGAAGGCATTGCCATTTACAGAACAGCAAGCACGCAGAAAAGAAGTGCTTGAATCATAAGGAATAAACAGACATGAGTTTTACTACATTTAACAAGGAAGTTTGGGCAACCAACATCCAAGGCTTGCTGAAGAACGCTTCAGTAGCCAACACCATTGCAAACCGTAATGTTGTACCTTCAGACGCAGGCGACAAATTCCACATTCTAGGAATTTCCGATGTGTCCGTTGCCGATTATACGCAGGGATCAGGCTTGACCTATGCTGACCCAACCGGAACAGATACCGAGTTCACCTTCAACGTGGATAAAGTTGTTCCCCTCATCGCATACGACAAAGACGTTAAGCAAGCTTCTGCCGATTGGCAAATGATCTATGCTGACCGCGCTGGCTACAAATTGCGCGATGCGTTTGACTCTGCCGTGTTCGGTGATCACGCAAGCTGGACTGCCAACAACTACGAAACCGGAACAACTGAGTGGACTGTAGGCGCAACAGGCGCGCAAGTTCCTGAGTTCTTCGCTTCCGTTGTTGAAGCAATGGACACGCTGAACCTGCCACAAGACGGACGCTATATCGTGCTTCCGCCTAAAATGCGCCAGGCAATTAACCTTTGGTTAGCTGGCAAGGGTTCGAACTTCGGTGATTCGGTTTCCGCTAACGGATTCGCTGGTAGCTTGTTCGGTCTGGACGTGTTCATTACGAACAACCTGACCACAGCAACGAACGTTACTCACTGCCCCGCTGGTGTTAAGGCTCACGGTCTAGCGACTGCCGACCTCATCAGTCCAGAGGACGTGGAAGTGTTGCGCGATCCTGCTGAGTACGCCAACTACATCCGCACCCGCCTCGTTGCTGGTTACAAGGTGTACAAAGGCGCAGAGATCATTGACGTAAACGTTTCTGACGCACCACTTGCCTAAACAAAGCGAGTGAAGAAAGAGGCCCCCTTCCTTACGGATGGGGGCTTTTTTTTTGGCCTAAACTATGACAAACTACGCCTCAATCTACACGCTCGACAACGCTGACGACTACTTTGCAAACAAGCACCTTATGCGCTCCCGATGGGAAGCATTCGACATTGAGGTTAGAGAAAGCGCAGTATATCAGGCCGAGCGGGTGATCTGGCTGTTCCTCGATAGTGGAGAGTTGACCGAGATTGCGGATTATGACGGGACAGAGACTTACCGCGAAGACTTTGCCGTGTTTGAACAGGCTCTTTGGATGGCATCGAAGCACCTCGGAACAAACGCATCGCACAGCGGGCCTCAATTCATGCAGTCCAGCGAGGACTTTGCCGAAGACATGGAGAGCGAGAACATCGCGCCAGAGGCAATGAAGTGGCTACGTATCAACAGAGGGAATATCACAATCGTACGGGGATCGTAGAAAACAGCCTAATTCCTTAGTAAAAAGCGTGATTATTAAAATAGTCGCGTTTTTTTGCATTATTATCTGTACGCTAGAGCGTGAGGCGTGGTAATGTCTAGTTATGAGAGCAACCAACACATCGAAAGGGAATACAATGACAATGAAAGATTTTTTAACGTTAGCATCGAATAAGACAAACCAGCCTAAGGAAAACATAGAGGCGTGTATGGAGATTGTTCTTGAGGAAATGGACGAGCAGACAGCCTTTAAAGCCTATGCTAACACCTGCGGTTTTGGCGATGATTATCGCCGGGAATTATCTGCATGATAGTTCTCTCCTGCTTCGATGGTATGTCGTGCGGTCAGCAAGCCATTGAAAGGCTTGGAGTCCCCGTTGCAAAATATTTTGCCTATGAAATCGACAAGTATGCAGTCCAGATTACATCTAAGAACTATCCTGAGACTATCCATCTGGGAAATATCTGTGATTGGCCTCTGCATAACCTGCCCAAGATTGATCTAATCTTAGCGGGGTCACCCTGCCAGGGGTTCAGCTTTGCAGGTAAACAGCTAAATTTTGACGATCCCCGTTCAAAGCTATTTTTTGAATTTGTAAAGCTGTGGAAAGCCTTGAAAGCTGTAAATCCAGATATAAAATTCCTGCTCGAAAATGTTAAGATGAAACAGGAAAGTCTCGATGTAATAACTCAACATATGGGAGTCGAGCCGATCCTTATAAACTCTGCATTGGTTTCCGCTCAGAATAGACAGCGCTGGTATTGGACTGACCTGCCCAGCGCAGGGCAACCCGATGATAAATGCATATTTTTAAAGGATGTCATGCACGAATACAGAGACGCGGGGATAGATGCCGAACACCTTAAGGTTTGCCGCAAAGGGAGGTACAAGAAACACCAGAACAAAGCCAGTTGCTTAACAGGTGGGCATAGAGGCGATGGCAACCACTCCGACATGGATGTTATTGCTTTCCTTAAATGCTCTGAAGTCGGTCATGCTTTAGATATAAACGGCCATGATTTCCTTAAGCGTATCTACTCAAAATATGGGAAAGCCCCAACCCTTACGGCTATATGTGGAGGTAACCAGCACCGCAAGGTTGCCATAGATGACTATGTCTATCGCAGGTTATCCGTGGTTGAGTGGGAGAGGTTGCAAACTGTTAAGGATGGATATACTGATGGTGTAAGTCAAACCCAAGCGTTTAAGATGCTGGGCAACGGCTGGACTGTGGATGTTATAGCTCACATATTAAAATCACTAAAGTAGCGTATACTAATTTTAGGCAAAACCCATGCCTGAAGAACCACTCCCAAGAATGAAAGCCCACCTATTAACGGGCCAACAACTACTACAAGAGATCCTGCTTGACGTAAAAGAGGACGTTCAATCCGTAATCCGCAGAATGGCGAAGGATAAGAAATCGCTTACCCGCAACGGGCGCAAAGCCTACTACAAAGAACTGCGCGATATTTACGAAGGCACCTTTCCCGCTGAACTTGACGCATACGCAAGGGAAATGGCATTAGCCGTTGCAGAGGATACAGCCGAAGCAACACTATTAGCTCAAGGCGTGAAAACAGGCGCGCATTTTGCCGTATCAAAGCAATGGATTGATGACGTATACACAAAGACCTTTGGCGATAACATAAAGCGATATGTAGCTGTAAAGACTAGGCAAATGGAGATAAGCGATATACGCACTCTAGAATCGGCTGTAAGCGATGTTCTTAGAACGCAGGCAAAGACAGGCACACCCGCTCGAAAGGTCGCTACAGCGATGCAGGAGGCCGTTAATCGCTATGCTGACAATCCTAGCACATGGGCGTTTATCGACAAGGCTGGCAAGAAGTGGGACAGTGGGTCGTACTTTGGAATGCTTAACCGAACGCTTGCAACATCATTCACTGATGAATCATTGCGCGATGTAGCCGTAGAGAATAAACCTGACGAGGACAAAGACGTTTACTATACCATCCAAACGGCTGGCGATCCATGCCCTATTTGCTCTGCATGGGCGGGCGTGGTTGTCACAGAGAGTGGAGCGGACAAGCGTTTCCCCACTTTAGACGAGGCTGTATCGGGCGGTTTCAGGCATCCAAACTGCACTTGCTCGATTATTCAGGTGTTCCCAAACACAGATGAAGTGATCGAGCGACAAGCACCGATTAAAAAGCCTCCTCCCAAGCCTACGAAAGAGCAGTGGAGAGACTACCGAAAAGAAGTTCTGTCAAAGATTCCAGAAAAAGTAAGCTTCAACAGGCATAATCCAGCATTGTCAGAGCCTACGAAAACACAGCAACGGGCAAGGGCTGGCGCAGCGACTAGGAAGCGCAAGGAATAATCTTTCATTCTCGGCCTAACGCATGGCCGAACCAATCCAGATAGTAAGAAGCGGTGTAGCAGTCGAAGCCGAATACAAAGACGGCAAGCTCACGATCAAAGTCCTGCAAGTGAACGAGGCCGAATAATGCAATACGATGCTGATTTTTCAGATTTCGACGACCTCGGCAAGGAAATGAAGAAGTGGCCCGCTAAGTGGGAAAAGCGCGAGAAGCAGGCATTACACGAAGTCGGTGCGCTAGTAGTCCGAGGCGCAAAGAAGCGATCACCCATAAGCCCTACTAAGTCGCAGTACGTTTCCACGCTCAAGGGTGGCAAGACTAAGCGAAGCGCGGGAAGCTTTACTCCTAACACGCTGACCAACTCAATCATGCACAAGGTCGGCAGGGGCTATGTTCGGATCTTCGTTGCGCTCAATAAAGGCGCGGGGGAATACGCAGAGCGGATGCATAATGGCAACTACGGTCTAGGCGTTGGAAGTAAGGCTAAAAGAAAGAAGCTAGGCGCGAGGGTAGGAAAAGAGTTCATCCCGCGAGGCTTCAATGCCGAGAAAAAGAACGTTATCAAAGTTATTGAACTAGCCATCGACCGATTTAGGAAAGACATAAGCAAATGAGCGCAACTAATCAATGGACAGTAGCAGAGCGGGCGGTATTCGGAACACTCGCAGCACGAACAGGCGCGGTAGAGGGTTCAAGCGCGTTTCTCGATTCACCACCAGCGGACGCGATCAACCCAAGCACGAAGGAACTGCAACCGCTTGTTAATTACTGGAGCCTGGACACTGGACTAGGCGGGGGCGATGGTGAGCTTTACGAGGCAGGATGCTTTGCAAGTCATACCGCGCCTTCGGAGATATTCGGCATCTATAAAGAGCGTTCGCAATGCCAAGCACTATGGGGCGAGGTCGCTGGAATGTTGGCCGATAACGACAACTTTAACAGCCACACAGATTTACAATCATTTCGCGTTACCGCCTCACCCGTATTGATTCGGGACGATCAGCGCGGGGGCTATTATACGATCACGATTCAGTGCGAATTGAATTATGGCCTTTAACTTTCGGCACATTTAAACGGAGCAATTACTATGGCAAAACAAGCAACAGACGACCTAGATTTAGCATCACTCAGCGCGAATTGGAAACCTCAAGACGGGTCTATTGACTACAGCGAAAACTATCAATACGACAAAGCCCTTGACGCTAACGGGGATGTTTCCTGCGTATCAAGCGCGTTCGGTGATAAGATCAGCGCATCACGCCCTTACAAATATTGCGGTTCCGACCTTGGCACAGCATTGGCCGCCATTCAGCTTGGAAGCGTTCAAAACAACTGGCACATTGATTCGATTGCCGTTGATACAGGCTTGCAAGTTCCCGTTATTACTTTCAGCTACCACAAGCATACAGCGAATAACCACGCTGACGGTTCGGAGATCGAATATACATTGCCTGCCGATATGGTAACGATTCTGGACGCTATTTCTGGCAAAAAAGGTTCTGCCGACTTCTTCAAAAACGCTTCATCTACTATCGGCCTTTCAAGCTCAAACTTTACGTTTAGCTGTGAACATGAGGACGTTGTAGACGGTGACGGGGATCAGCTTGCAGGAGCTAACAGCACAGGATTGATTGAAGCCACAGAAACTTATGTAAACGGACAGCCGATTACACTAGGCGGAACCGCAAACGCCGCATGGTACATTACCAGCCCTTCAACGTCTGATGGCAACACTCAGCACGATGGCTCTAGCATCACCGCTCAACGCGATGTAGTACAGGACGCTTAATCATGGCCGACAAATCAGATCACAAAGTCAATCAGATCCTAATGCTCTTAGACCGCATTAACGGCCTGACCGATTCGCAACACGCAACGCTCTTGAAAGGGGTAGACAATGCTAGAGATCAAAGAATTGCCGAGCGAGACAAAGCGACTTTTGACGATAGCGCAGAGCCAGTACAAGACGACTCTGACGGCTGAAGAAATCTGTACGTTATACGAGCTAGGCAAGCTCACCGAGAATCCCCCGAAGCGTTACCACAACACGGAGGGGTTTACCCATTCGATCAAGGGGCGGACTTTTCACCCGATTACCCCGCGCATTAGATATTGGCTTTCCGAGATAGCAAGTCCAGTGCTTGCAGATACCCCGCTTGAAACATTCTTTTGCCTGTATGCCTCAGAGTTCCCTGATAAGCTCAAGACCTTAACTGACCCTATGCGGATTGCCGAGGTTGTGCAGGGATACGCCTTATCACTCAATCTCACGCAGTCGGAAACGCTTGACGCGATAGAGTTTCTATTCCCTCCCGACCCGCTAGATGTCGAGCCGAGAAAGCAGTTAGAGGAACACGAAAAAGCCACGATCACACAATACATAGCCAAGGCTACGGAGCATTTCAACGGGTCATTTGATGATTGGCTAAATTCACCCGAATCGCGCTTGTATAACTGCGTAGACGAAGCAATCAGGATCGAGAGTCAGAGCGGTAGCGAGTACAAAGAGCAGGCGGTCAGAGCGATGAAAGCCCACTTGATAGCGTTCGGAGTGATAATGAAGAAACACGGAATTGATTTAGATGGCTAAAGACGTAAGCATTATAATAAGGCTACAGGACAAGACCAAGGCTGGAATTGCGTCTGCTCGCAGTGGTTTCTCTAAATTTACGAGCGAGACAAAGAGCAAGCTTAAATCCTTAAACGATAGCCTTGGAGGTCTTGGAACAACCATTGCTGGAGCTTTTAGCGTTCGGGCTGTAATGGGCTTTGGTCGTGAGCTTTTAACAACTGCCGCGAACCTTCAAGCCGTTTCGGATCGTGCGGGAATCACTGCCGTTGAAATGCAGACATTCCTTGCGTCAACAAAGCGCGGGGGCGGTACTATCTCCGAGCTAAACATCGGCCTTGTTACGCTTCGCAAACAGCAACAAAACGCAATCAATGGAATGCCCGAAGCTGTAAAGGCTTTTAACGCTCTAGGATTATCCATAGAAGACGTTGCGAACATGACAAACTCTCAACTGCTGGAAGCGGTAGCAAAGGGCATCAAGCGCACTGGAGACTTTGGAAACGGCTTTAAGCTTATGGGCGAGAGTACAGCGCGACTCCACCAGCTTATAAGCGACCTTGCTGATAATGGCGTGGACGGGCTTACAGACAAAATGCAGAGCCTGGGCCAAGTAATGTCAAACGAAACAGTCAAGGGTCTTGAGCAGGCAAACAACTCACTTGTTGAGTTTAATAACAGTCTGACCGTAATCGCTGGAAGCACAGCGGGATTTTTTCAGAGAAACATTGAAAAGACGCTTGCCGTATTGATGACGTTGCCAAGCGGAATAAAAGCCACAAAAGAGCTTCTTGACCAATACGACAGAGAAGGTGAGGGAGGCGAGAAGGCTGATACAGGCGCACAAGATCGAATAGCAGAGCAGGCAAAGGTTGAAGCTGACCTACGCGCCTCGGCAAAGGCTGAAGCAGACAAAAAAGCTCAGGAAAAGTACGATCAAGAAACTGAGCAAATAATGAAGGCCGCAGAGAAGCGAAGCAAAGAGCTTGCGGGGGCTTTGACCGATGAAAAGATCAAGGCCATTGAGGATGACACAGCGCGGGAGATTGCTGAAATAGGTCGAGCGTTACAGGAAAAGCTTGGGGCTTTGCAAGGTGGATCTGATGAAGAAAACGCCTTGCGCTTGCAACTGGCCGCGAATGCAAAAGCCGAGATTGAAAAGGTCTTGCAAGACAAGCACGATGCCGAGCAGGAAAAGGCAGACGCTTTAGCTGATGAAGCCAAAGAACAAGAGCAGGATCGTCAATCAAAGCTCGCAGACGCGCAAAAGACAGCTTTGCAATCACGCCTCGGCAAAGTAAATGAAGCCCTTGCCGACCTAGACAAATCCCCAGAGCAACGCAAAGCCGAAGACCGCGAAGCCAATGCCCTACGCAGAGTTAGAGAGAAGCTTTCATCGGGCCGTCAACGCTTTAAGGATTTATCTGAAAAGGATAAAGACACGTTTAACAGGGGCAAGCTTAACGCGATCAAAGCCAAGACCGAGGCCGATCTTGCAAAAACAGAAAAAGACGGCTTTGAGGCGATGGTCCGCGTTGCCAACGTCATCGCACCCGCAGGAGGTAACTAATGTCATTTAGCGGAAGCACACCAACACACGGAACTGACGCAATCGAAGTCGGGCAGACCAAAGAGAACCGCGTTTTATACACGAGCGGGGGCACAACCGTAACCGCTGACTTCATTATAACTCAATGGGAGATCCGAGGCTTTACCTATGCAGCGTGTTCGGCATTCCTCGCTGCCAATGATAACAGCGTTTACAAATCCATGAGCGCACAGAAGCTTCGAAGCAGTGGCGGTCTACTCTCGTACATCACTGAAGCAATCGACCTCATGCCAGCGTAATGAGCAACAAGTTCAAAGCTTTCCCGTTCAGCGGTGCGCCTATCAAGAACATAGGCGAGGCTCTACGCAACCTTCCAGACTTTATGAACTGGATGTATAACTTTTTCACCGAGCTTTCCGCAAGTTCTGAAGTGGATCGCGTTGTGATTAACGCATCGGGACGGGGAAGCCTTATCCCCCTGGGCGGGAGTAGTTCAAGCGATATGTTCCACAGCACATCGAGCGAAGACAATCTGATCAGCGTGACCGCAGGCGTTTGCGTGGTGGGCTTAACGTCCCATAGCATAGCAGCCTTGGAAGATGAAGCGGTTTCAGATGACAAGTGGCTTGTGCTTCGTGCGGATCTTCGCAACCCTGCAACCGTGCCGACTTATCAGGTGGTAGATAATCCTTATCCAGCATCTGACGAAAGCTATTATAAATACTGGAAAATTGCCCGCTTCGATGGCAGTGATTTCCAACGTGCGCATGGTGGAGGTTTGCTTGAAGTCGATTTTACTTAGCCTGTTTATTTGCTCTGTTGCGCTTGCTGATTGGAACACCGAGGCGTGGAGCGGTGACTATTGGCGATATACAACCGACGGTCAACCTACTTCCTATTTGATAAAATCGAACGCACTGGAAGCTTTAGCCGAACGACAGTTAGCGGTGGGCTTTGGTATGTCAACAAACGATGTCACCACATTTTACCGAGACGTGCCGTTCACTGACAACATGGCATTGTCTGAAATGAAGTTCTTTCTAAAACAGATCATTGATGACTTTATAGATATCGACCTGACATCCACCACAAACATCGTCTACCACACGATCACAGGGCTATGTGAAAAGGTGGGCATAGAAACGAATTACTTTGATTACACGCCACCCCGCTTTCTTTATGTCCCGACAAACAGCGCAAGCTTTTATCCGACCAACTCAAGCACGGTCGGCTCGTCAACAATGGCGAATTACGGCTGGTATTATATAAAACCAATCATGGAGGAATTAGTTGCAACGGACGGTACAGGTGGAGGTGCAACGTACAAGGGCAATAGCTACAGCTACACTATAGGGGGAAGCATTGGGTCGTACTCTTACTACACATGGGATGGCGATTGCTTGTGCGGGCGACCCAGTGTCATGAATAACTTTGGCACATCGATATCAACGAACACCACCGCGGTGCTTACCACGGACGCAACAGGGGTCAATCTTTCAAACATTTTTGATTCCAGCCAAGACAATTTAGCTTATTGGAAGCATAACCAGTTTGATGCTTCGGGAACGGATTGTACGTGGACTTATGGCGGGAACAGTGGAAGCGGTAATGATCTATCTTATTCGGTAGCAACGAACATCACGACCACAGCTTCAGCGAGAAACACCAACGTTAATTCTAGTGCTGTTATTTATTGGAAATTCCAGCAGCCGAACGCATCGCAGGATTCATTTATAAAGGATTTAGTAGCGGGAACGGTAGGTGCAGACTATCCAAGCTTGGATGATGGGGCGAACTGCGAAGAGGGTGACGAATGGCCTTTGAGCTTTGCGCTGGGTGGCAACTCAAACTTGGTCGGATCAGCAACCAATCTGCCTTCCTATTCAGTATGGGGAGGCGTGACCAATCTTACAGCAATGGTTGATGCACAATCGGGAAGCGAGACTAATGCGACCACAGACGGTAGCTTTGACTTCTCGCTTGCCTTGTCGCCTACGGTAAAGATATTTGAGGTTGAGGATTCGGTAACAGATTCAGATGCTCAAGGGACAGACACGCAAATCCAGAAGCTACACAGCTATACCTTGCCTCCTTTCGATATCAAGCAAAACGGTGCGCAAGTCATCATCTATTACAACGTGACAGACGGTTTTGATTACCAATAATTAAATGTCGGCAAAAGGCATGAAGAAACTAATCCTCTGCCTGCTTTTCCCTATCCTGACATACGCAGCTCCCCCTGCGATGCAATTCTCTCTGGACGTACAAGATCCTACGGACTGGCCGAGGGGCTTTGTCATCCGACAAGCTACCACGCCACGCATTGACTTTCGCTTAGTCGAACAAGGTTCAGCGTATACGAACATAGTCGGTGCAACCGCAGTCTTTCATTATTATAAGGATCGAGACGACGGCACAATCCAAGTCACAAGTTCAGACGTGACAGCAGAGGACGGCATTCTACATCTTGATTTTACAGCTATCGAATCGAACACCAACGGAGCTTTCAAAGCTGAATTAATCGTAACGCTTGCAGACGGTTCGCTGATTCAGTGGGGCAGAGGTCGCATCGAGATTGAGAAGAGCGTGGCTACAGGGGTAACACCAGCCAGCACCGATTCAACGCGCACCTATGCGAATATCGACACCTTCGTTGGTGTCGAGGCTTACGGGCCTTATCGCGCAGGAACGAACGTGACCTTTTCGACCAACGCTGACGGGTCTGTAGACATAAATGGGGGCGCAGGCGGTGGAGGATCAGGCGATCTTACCGAGGTTCAAGTATCTGGTGGGCTTCTCACAGTCGCCACTGGTACAGGCCCGATTCCAGTTGTCGGCTTAACCGCTGCATCGGTGAATAGCGCGGAGACAGATCCGAACGCGGTGCTTTTGACCACAGCACAAACCATCGCAGGATCAAAAACTTTCAATTCGCCTATCATTGGATCGGGTGCAAACCTCACTAGTCTAAACGCTACCGAGCTAGACAGCGGAACAATCCCCCTCGCTCGCATCGTAGACCTTACATCAAATGAAGTCGCAGCAGCGACGGACACGGCTTATCGTAACGTGGCCGAGACAGACCCTCTGGCGGGAACTGAGTACGTTGGCACAGCATTGGTTGCCAAAGGCCAGACGGGAGATGCTAGAGGAACAACAGCGGTAGACTTACAGCTCTCAAGGGCTGCGTCAACGCAGGTAGCATCTGGAACTTATGCTTCACTGACAGGCGGGGAAGACAACACAGCGAGCGGTAACTGGTCAACGGTTGTGGGCGGTTCAGGCAACACCGCATCAGGCACACAATCCACGGTTATTTCTGGTGCTGACAACGTGGCATCTGGTACGCTTTCAACAATTCTTGGTGGTGCTAACAACGAGGCAACAGCATTATATGCCATGGCATCGGGCCGAAAAAGTAAGGCCGTCCATGTAGGGGCAAGGGTTTTTTCTGACCAAGAAAATGCAGATTTCACAAGCACAGCCCAAGACCAATTCCTAATCCGAGCTGCGGGAAATGTCGGCATCAACACAAACGCACCCTCGACAGCCTTGGAGGTTTTTGGAACAGCTACAGCAACAGCGTTCAGTGGGGACGGTGCAAACCTAACCGACCTCAACGCTACCCAACTAACGAGCGGTACAGTTGCCAACACAAGACTGGGCGACATCAAGATTGCAAACTCAACAGGTGTCTTGACAGGTGGAGTTTTATCCATCGGTGCAGGAACAAACACTTACAGCATCTCAGACGGGACAGGTGTTATTGTCGATGAAAATGGATTACTGACATCTGTTTCATGGACTGGTAAATCAAATATCGTGCCGACCAACTTAGGCTCTGCCTTGTTGACATGGGTGAGCATAGATTCTGGAGGTAATGTTTCAGAACACATCATCCCATGCGATGCCAACATGAAGCGTTCGCAAGTCTGCCTTGGAGTCGTCGTCCATGTGAACCTGTCAACGGTAGATGCCGTGAACAACGAGCAGGTCATCGCCTACAATCCCATGTCATCTCTTTACGATCTAGCATCTGCAATTGGATTTATGAATATCTCAGGCAACGTTTTTTCTCCCAATGGAGCTAACCTTAATTTTGACAAGACAATCGGTGACATCTTCGCTACTGGATCAAACTATCCAAACGATGCGAATGACCCCCATGTAAAGTCGCTTCCAGCTTTAACTGCTTTAACCTTTCAATATAGATTTTCTGACGGAAGCAATGGAACTACGGGAGCGCCTATCGATCCAGATAACCTTGATGATGGGGCTGGAGGATTGAACGCAGTGGCAAACAATAAATGGTCAGTACAGCGAATCTATTCCTTCATCTCAAACAATGTTAAACTCCAACGAGGCGTTTCTGATTACAGCGATAAAGCGTCTGCGATTGCAGGAATATCGAGTGAGCCGTTTATCACCGAGCCAAGTATTGAAGCAAACGGTCTTTTAAGAGGCTGGCTAGTGGTTAAGAAAGGTGCGACGGACCTTAGCGACTCAGGAGTAGCCGAGTTCATTCCCGCAGGTAAATTCGGTGGCGGTAGCGGGGGCACAGGTGGAGGCGGTGGATCTCCACCCGCTACGAATACGACTACGCTGACCATGACCAACCTAGTCGCCTTTCCTGCGGGTTTGAGCATTGGCGGGGTAGCGGTAACGAATATCGTTACAAACTGGCACGGATTCTTCGCCTACAAAACCACTAGCACATCGGTTGCTGGCAACGGCAACTACACAACCGTCATTTACGACGCAGAAAGGTCAGACAACTACGGCTTGTATGACACAACCACAGGATATTTTAGACCCGATCAAACGGGGCTTTGGCAGGTCAATACGTTTGGCTTTTCGGCAACAGCAGCGGGCGGGACTGGCAACTGGCTGGCCTCAGCTTTACGCAGGGTTTCAGACAATAATAACATGGGGATGCCTATATCTCTTTTCACAGTCGGAACCTCTGAGCCGTCCATAAATGCGGGGGTTATTACTGTATACCTTGTAAGCGGGGTTGATTATTATATGCGCTGGTACAATGCGGACACCGCATCCTTCAGCATGCAATCGGGCGAAGAGAGGCAGTTCTTTAGCGCGGAGTTTTTAAGTCCGTGATTAGATATATCCCATTTCTTTTAAGCTCGCTTTGTTTTGGCGGGTCGCTACGCGCCATTGATAACGGGCTGGTCTTGACTACGGCCAGTAATTTAATCTCTACGCCCTCGGTGTCATTTGCGCCTTTTGAAAGCTGGCGGGTTTCAAGTTCTGCGGATTATGATGCATTCCCCAAAGCTTGCCAGGTGTCGAATAGTGAATTTTATATCGTGTACAAAGCCGGAGTAAGTCATGCCGGCGCGGGGGATGCTATTGTATTGAAGTCTAGTAACCTTGTGGATTGGGCGGAAGTGGCAACGCTAACCCCTACAGCGGGGCGTACCCGCGTACAGGAACCCGATATAGCTTTGGCCTATGATGGGCGTTTACAGGTCGCTGCAAGACAGGCTGGTGGCGCGGGGTATCTAAACTGCATAAAATATTCTAGCGATGGGGGAACCAACTGGACTTCATGGATCACGAACGCGATCCCCTCAAATGAACTATTTTACAGAACGGAATGGGTAGGATCTACAAACTTTTTAATTGCCTACAGCATAGCGCAATCAAATGTTGTGCTCTATTCCAGCACGGACGGGACAAACTACAGCGAGTACGCCACGGTAATGGAGGGCACTACAGAGGGCGAATGCGCCATTTCGTTTGATGGAGATTTAGCACTTGGGACAGTACGCAAAACAAGCACAGACGCAGGGTGGGCCGTGTGGTCTACTGCGCCCTATACGAATTGGAATAGTTCGGCCTTGTCGGTTTCAGTCGGTGGGCAGGGGGCTATCCGTTTTAATGGCAAGGAGTATGTGTTCGCTCGCTGGTTCACCGAGCATGGCGATACAGATTTGTCTGCCAATGGCGTATGCCTTGTAACGACAAATAGCTTTAGTCCTATATCATTCCCTACGCCCTCGGCCATTTCGGGCGAGTATTACGATGGGGGCTACGGTGATTTCTTAACGAAGGACGGGCAACTTTATGCGGTGTTTTATGCGCCTGATGACGAGGGAACGGCCATTTATGTTGCGCGGTTGGATATATGGGAGGACTGAAAACTTATGAATGTAATTTTAATAGCTCAGATAGCAACGCTTATTCTGGGACTCTGCACCACAGCCTTCAGCTTCTATTCAGCCGTTGAGTTCTCACAGGTCAGCGGTAGACTTTCCAAAGCCATCGCGGGTACGCTAATGGGCGAGTGCTTCATGGGGGCTATGACAACTTCCTTCGCACTTATGGAAATGTGTGGCTATATTCGGCATCTTCCCCTTGAGGTGTCTACAGGGATGCGGGTCGTTATGTTCTCTCTAGCGTCTGGAACAACTATGGTGCTAGTCAAAGAGCTTAAGAGGGTGCATCGTGCTTGATCTAATCGCACAAACCGCAATGCCGTCAATGGACGTTATGCGCGAATGGGGATCGTTCGGATTAATCGTTTATCTTTTCATCCAGCTTTGTCGCGGGGCTAAGTGGATAGCGAGCGAGGCTAAGACTGGCATTGTATCGGCCTTTGAGAAGATCGTTGCGGAGCAAGCCTCATGGCGTGTGGTGTTACACGATAACACAGAATTTCTCAAGAAAATGCACGCTGACCACAAAGCACTGGAGATCGAGAGAAGTAAAAAGACGCAAAACTTAACCGATGCTGTTGGTAGAATCAGCGACCAAATGAAAGGCTAAATATGAAATACTTACTATTACTTTTAATACCCTGCATAGCATTCGCAGAATACCGCGAAGGGACTATGATGCTTGATGAGGGCTACAACCTTGTCCCGTATCAAGACTATTCCAAGAAAGCAGACCGCTTTGATGAGCGCAAAGCCGAGCCGTTCGGATCGTTTCTAATAACCGAGTCAGAGCAGCGGGCAACCGCTGGCGTTCGGTTCTGGATGGGTAAAAGCTTCTCGAAACAGATCAAAGAATATCACGCTGATTTAGTACGGACTGGCTACAATCCCGACTACTCCGAGAGCGTTGCCGAGGTCGAGAGCGTTTCTGATAGCGAATATCGCAACAGAACAGCGTCAGAGGACATTCTAGGCATACTTGCAGATACAAAGCCAAAGGGAACTGTCGAAGCCGTCAGCGACAAGGTAACGGCCAAGGGTGCGCTAATCACAATTTTGAGCGCGGGGGCTTCATACTTCGTTTACGATCAATATATCCAGCGGGACAGATCCAGCGCGGACGAACCGAAAGAGGGCATTCGTCTTAAGTCGGGCGATGTGTTTATATCTGACGCAATAGCCGAGGGCCGAGAGATCAGCGCAAGCCTGGGCGAATCGGGAAGCTCAAGCGTCTCAATCGGAACTTTCGAGCCGAGGGAGGAAACCAGTGAAGCTGAATAGCCCTTTAATCAAATACGGCTTATCATTCTTGGCAGGCGCTTCAATCTCTGCCGGAACTATTGGAGCGATTACAAAGCGTGTGTCTAACGTCAAGATAGCGATTGAGAAGCGCGACATTACTTTGATACCGAAAATATGGGAAGCTCGGGATCGTGTAATAGTCGATCATGGCGAGTTGCTTGAAACGCTAGCTAAAGAGCAAGGAAAGGTATCTCTTGACACGATAAGGGATTACGCCCTACACTATCAGACCTTGAACCAACTTGAAAACATCGAATAGATTTCGCTGGTGAGTCGCTTTCATCCTTTCAGACTCCTGCCTTCGGGTAGCCTAGCCCCTTTCACTAGGGCCAGCACCTTTTAAAATGAAGTATGAACCACACCATGTAGAAGCCTATCCCGAATTTGAGCCTGTGAATATTCGCACGGTTCCAGAGGATCAGATATACAGCTTCAAAGGTTGCGCGGTATGGATACACGCTGGTGACTTCTTATTCTGGATTGATGGCGAAGAGTTCACCATGCCCGATGGCTTTTACTCTGACCTCAATTCAGACCCCGCAATCATTCAGCTATTTCTTGAGAAGGACAACTATCACAACATCGCTGCGGGAGGCATTCACGATTGGGGCTACCGCACCGGAATCTTTGGAAGTCGCAAGCGCACCGATCAAGTTTACAGAACGGTTTTAGAATATTACGGATCACCCGAAGCAAGGTTGCGCTATTGGGGCGTAAGGCTTGGTGGCTGGCTCGTATGGAGAAAGCATAGAAAGCAAAACCCACTGAAAGGATAGCATGAAAGACAACTATGAAAGATTTGTATATTTACCCGATCCGCATGGAGACCAGCAATGCGAGAAGTCAAACCGCATAGCCCATGAGTTCATGCAGGATTTCAAACCGGAACACATCATTGCAGGCGGTGACGTTTTCGACTTTCGCAACCTTCGAAACGGGGCGAGCAAAGAAGATCAAGCCGAAAGCATGGAAGCTGATGTGCGAATGGGTAAAGAGTGGTTGTTAAAGTTTAAGCCGACAACCTACCTTAGAGGCAATCACTGTGAAAGACTATGGGATGCTTCAGAACACCACGCAAACGGAATGGTTCAGGACGTAGCACAGCGCGGAGTCAGGGACATCACCAATATCATTGACGGCCTCGGTTGCGAAATGATTAAGTACGACTTCAAACAGTGCAAGCGCATAGGTCGCGCTAAGTTCGCTCACTCGTTATTCTGCCCGATGCACACGGCAAAGAAGGGCGCGGAATACTACGGGGCCGGAACTACTTTTTTAGGTCACACGCATTCGATAGACTACTACCAAGCGCAAGGTATCGACTTCGCAGAATGCTTTGTTGCTGGTTGCCTATCACGGCTCGATCCGAAGTATGCAGAGCGAAGGGCTAATACCTCACGATGGCAGAACGGCTTTTGCTACGGTATGATTCATAAGATCAGCGGTCACGTTATGGGTTTCCAGGCGCGGGGCTTGCAGAACGGTGAATGGGTATTCCCTTCAGAAATGGTGGTGATGTCGTGAGTTGGGCCGATGAGCTAGTCGAGTCGTTAAAGGTACAGGAACGTCCAGAGGATTCTATCAGCTCTTATGAGCTTGCAGAAAAGACGGGCAAGTCACAATCTCATTGCAACAGCCTTTTACTGAAAAAGTATGGCGATGGCGAGCTTGATCGCTTAAAGGTCGGGCGCATACATTATTATTTTAAGAAGTAGCAAATTTGCAGGCAGTCACAGCGATGTGATTGAGAAGGTCGTGAGAACCTATCCGTTCCTGCTTATCTATCAAATTGATAGATACTGATAGCTGATTGATACACGATCTAAGCATCTTTTTTACACCCGATCTACTGCAAACTATGCCCGCTCTCACATAATGTTATGGAATCGGGTATAGTCGTGAAAACCGCGCCAGATCACCGCGCAGATATTCACTTCTCTGCATATTTCGCGGACATTACCGTGCTAATCCCCGTATATTAAGCGCATATTCACGATAATGAAAAGTTCACTGATATTTGAACACTGACTTGTTCTAAGTCGAGCGCATAAACGTAGTTTTTTGCCGTTACATTCGCGATTCGCGAATAGCGAACGCATTTATTTTCCGCTAAAAACAGCGTTATTCCCTAGGAAATACGCTCGTTTTGAAAATACTTTACGAATTGTTTTGATAAACAGGCGTGTGGTTATGTAGTCTCTTAATTATGAAAGCAACGCAATTAACGAAAGGGAATACAATGAATAGAGAACTTAGCAATAAACCTTGGGGCGGAACATTCCTTCATTTTCAAGACGCTGTATGCAAAGAGCTGACCTTAAGGGGGGAGTTTTCCAGTGATTGGTTTGCCTCTAAAGAGGGCCAGAAAAGAATGGATCAATCTTTCCATGAAGGGCTTCCCTTTAATCTTGCTGTGAGCGAGCTTTCTTTATGGTGCAAGGGGTGGGTTGCAAAAACGCATCGTGAAGAGTCCAGCCCCCTAAAGCTCGCAAAGTCAGTCACGGTCATTCCAGAAACCCACACATTTAACTTTACCCATACTGCTGGCGAGGACGAGATGATGATGGGCGGACTAAATGTTTAATCCTTTCAAGAGAAAGCATAAGCACCTTTGGCAACCGACCAAGGCAAACGGATTCGGACACATAGTCGAGGAAATGTGCTGGGGGTGTGGGAAGTATAGGAAAACGGAGTTAGACAAGAAAATAAGCCCCACATTAAATGAAAAAACGAAAGGAAACACATGGAACTAATCATAATACTACTAATCCAATTCACCGCCCTAGCATGGGCAATGCGGGGTACGCTATGACCGAAGACGAATCAATCCGAGTCCACTACCGCACCAATATCCTGCTTGGCCTAAAGCCCTGCATGGCGATATACGAAACTGCCAAGGCAACAGGCTACAGCAAATTTCGCGTTAAGTGCGCGATCAAGGGGAAGGCATGAAGCAGGCCGACAAGATCAAGATAGCAGTACGAGCAGAAACCTTTGTAAACGGTCTGGCAATCGGGTGCAAGATGAACGTGATGCACTTTGTAGATTGGATACAACGTGACGATTCAGAAACGCACGCACAGTTTGCGGGACGGCTGTTTCAGGTGATCTTCCCCGAAGGCTGCGAACACA